AATTTAGATACACTTGAGTAATACAATTTAACTCTCACTCATTTGCGGAACATAAGACCTTGCTCATATTACTATTACTAACCTAAGTTAGTTTACCATAACTAACCTAAATTCAATACCATTGGTAAAGCATCCCTAATATAATATACTATATAATTTATAATCTATAATATAATATATATTATATAATATATAGTATATAATATATAATACACTATATAATATATAATACAATATATAAGTACATTAGTAAATATATACCAGGATTAAATACCTGGTAAAATAAGTTTACCATTGGTAAAGTACTTAGGTCAAAATATTTTTAATAATATTTAATATTTTTTTTGTTTATTTAATATTTAGTTTATACTTTTAGGTCTCATTAATAACACTAAAACAAATACAATGACACACATCACAATCATCGAAGCGGCTCTTTTATTCATTGGCTCAATCTTTATTTACACACTTGCTAAAACAATATGGCAAGAAATCACAAACAAATAAACCTTAAACACAAAAACACAAACACAATGACAAACACAAAAGTAAACAACATGAGAAGCCCAAAGGGCAATTTAGTAGCTAATCAATTTATAGTACACACTCCCGAGGCTACCTATTTTCAATCTTACAATTCATTAATAGTGAAAACTACTTTCGAAGATGGCCAAAGAGTAGTTTATTTAGATGAGTATTATTGGAACTATTCGAGAACAACCTCTAAATATAGGACTGAATTTTTAGGGGAGAACACAAAAGAAACAAAAGAAAAGATAGAAAAGGGAATTTATAAATTAACAAATCTAAATTAATCACAATGAAAAAGAAAGTATTAAACGCAAAAGAATTAATGGATTATTTAATTGAATTAGAGGATTACGGATTAGACTTAAATACTATTACTCTGCACTATAGAGAAGATTTCGATTCAGATGTTGAATTAATAACGGGAGTTTGTGAGGATTTATATGATGCTGAAACAAATTCAGTACTTGAGTCTATTTTATTTTATACAAATTCAGAAAACCAATAAAACTTAACACAATGAAAAAGACAATTAAAAAAGCATTTGTTGCAAGACCTTCTGAGTGGTACAAATTAACGGAAGGCAGAAAGGCCACAATAAAGAAAGACAGCTTTTATAATGGCGAAGGATATTACTCGGGCACTTGGGATGATGACGGCACTAAGTTTGAATGCCCAAGCATCTTTTTTGATGAGATTGAGGAATTTAATAATGAGATGATTTTAACATCAAGACAAAAGAACGAAAAAGAGGAAACCATTTTCACATATCAAACGAAAGACAAAGAGAGTAAAATTACATTTCAAATGCACCCAAGAAAGGCTTTTTCTTTTATTGTTATTGATGTGGTAAATATCCCTAAAAACATGATTAATGATATACTCGATGGGTTCATGCTTAAGGGTATTAGACAAAATAATTTTAATGGTGGATATGATGAAGCTATAAAAACAATACAATTTTAAATTAATACACAATGAAAACAAAAGTAAAATTTTTATACCATGAGGAAAATCAAGATTTAATGGCTTATTTTCCCGAAGAGGTTTGGTGCGATAATACAAAGACCTGCTATTCTCATATTGGACAACATTCTGCATGTCATCCAAACTACGCAAAAGAATGCAGAGAAGCCACAATGCTTGAGTACTTAGATTTATTTAATGAACTACAAAGCATCGGCTACCGATTGGAACTTATTTAGGGTTTACTGAAGAGGGGTAAGATTCCCCGAAATGGCGTAAGTTCCCCCACTTACCCATATAAACCAAAAATAAAGACAATGAGCTTTAAAATTGACAGCTACCACGTAAACGAATACACAAATGACCTTGTTTTGTACGTTGGTAATTCTATTTTTTTAACAATTAATTGCCTAAATGGAAGAGGCGAAGTTGTAAGCCAAGAAGAAATAGAAGATATTATTTATGACATTGAATGGGAAGAAAATATTGGCAAGTCTCAAGGTTGGAATGATTATTTAGCAAAATAAATCCTTTCCAGGCTATTTAATTTTTTTATGATAACATGATAAGGAAATAAAAAGAAAAAGCAAATTTGAGGCTTAAAAGTGGCTTTAAATGGCATTTTTTGCTATATTGGCAATCTATGCCAGGCAATGACTACTTTTTGCCATTGCGACTGCTTTGTAGTTGCATACCCAAAAATCTGCCAAAAAGCTCCAAAAGCCCTATCCAAAAACCCCTCAAAAATCTTTTATAATTAAACAAAAATCTATGGCAAAAATCCTTGTGGCTTGTGAAGAAAGCCAATCAGTAACAAAAATCCTCAGAGAATTAGGTCACGAAGCATTTTCTTGTGACATTTTACCTTGTAGTGGTGGTCATCCCGAATGGCATTTCCAGGATGATGTATTTAATGTAATTAACAAAGGTTGGGATTTAATGATTGCTCATCCTCCTTGTACTTGTTTATCTGTTAGTGGTGCAAGACACCTTTACAACAAAGATGGTTCACCTAACTTGGAACGATATAAAAACCAAGCAGAAGCCTTGGATTTTGTCCAAAAACTTATGGATGCACCTATTCCACGAATAGCTATTGAGAATCCTGTTTCTGTTATATCGACAAAAATCCGTAAGCCAGACCAAATTATACAGCCATGGATGTTTGGCGATGAAGCTACAAAGACAACTTGCCTATGGCTCAAAAATCTGCCAAAATTAGAACCTACTAATATAGTTGGTAAAGGTGAAAGAACAGTTTTTAAAAGTGGCAAATCTCATCCAAAATGGTATGCAGATGCTTTAGCTAAGGCGAAAACACCAGCAGAAAGGAGAACATTGAGAAGCAAGACTTTTCAAGGCATTGCTTATGCTATGGCAACACAATGGACAAAAGAATTATAAAAAAATTAACTAAAAAATATTAAATTGTAACAAAATTTACTTAATTTTACTAAACCAAAACAAAAACAATGTACGAATTAATCACACTTACTTACCCAATGAAATGCGGTATCACTGGACAACTAATCCAGAAAGGCGAACAAGCCTATTACAACTATGAGTCTAACAAGTGCATTCATCCAGTTGAATATGAACGTGGGATGTCTAAGGCAGTTATTGGAGACAAAAAAACCTACTTTACCAGACTTTCTAAACTAAACACAAAAAACCTAAAGTAATGAAAACCTACACTTTTATCGAAGAGCACGACTTTTTACTCAATGAAATTTTTTACTTCACCAGATTAGATGGAATATTCGTTCCAGGAACCATGTCTAAGGACTACGATAAGGCGTATCAAGCCTATCAAGATTTGATTAGAACAAGACCCAAAAACGAAGAAAAAATCTTGTTTACGGTGACTACACCATCAAACTAAAAACTAATGAAACTAACCCTCGAACAGAAGAAAAAAGGTATAAAAGAAGAATATACCTATGTAAACAGCAACGGAAGGATTTCCAAACAATACACTTACAAGGGCATGATTATCAAGTGGGATAACATGATACTTAACGGAAAGTGGTTTTACTGGAGACACTCCTATTACGCCTCACTTGATGCAGCTGTTCAAGGAATAGACAGACACCTAAAATTATACACCAAAACCAAATAAAATGAAAATTGACACCGAAGCACATGAATTGAATGATGCTGAAAAATTACACGCTTATAATTTGATTAAGCAAATGTTAATCTCTATTGATAACATAGAAGAGTCTTATATCTTATTCTGTTCTGATGAAGAGAACAAAGAAGCAGCAAAAAAACTCGCAAATATGTTTAAGGAGGATAAGAATTTCGAAGGCGAAGTAGATGAAGCAGTATTGTTCATGTCTATCTTTAAAGCTAAATTAATGTCAGAGTACAACAGATTAAATTCATCAATAAATAAATACAATTAAAATGGAAAATCAAGAACAACAACCAGAATTACAATTAGAGCAGAAAGAACTCACACCTATTTTTCCATGTGAGTGGTGCTTCACATTTGATGATGATGAGCCACAAGTGTTCGCTGCTACTAATGAGAAAGTAAATGACCAAGAACCAGCTATTAGATTGATTTTAGCTAACACTAAAGAAACTACAGTTACCTTTCAACATGAAGGAAAAACTTTTAAATTATTCTGTAGAGAATTAACCGAAGCTGGTCAAAATTTAATTAACCAAAATAACGAAGAGCAAAATGATAGAAGTTAAAGATTATAGAGCACTCATCAGACATGGTGATTTAAAGAAGATTTGTGCTATCACTGGGCTTACGCCTTACTTGTTAAACACAAGATTAAGTAAGCACGACTACGAGACAGAGGAAATTGTTAAAGCATACTATGCTAAAAAATTAGAAGCACTAAAAAACCAAATAAATGATTACAGTGAAGAATAGACCATCGAGAGAGCACTTGATGAGCAATAAACCGATTGAGATTGAAAAATCTATTTACAAAGATGTTATAAATAATGTAGCTAATCAATTTGAGCTATCTACAAAAAAACTTTTAAGTAAAGATAGATACAGAAAACAAGTATTAGCAAGGAATATGGCGTATTATATTCTACACACAGCTTACAAACAAAAAGCTGCACAGATAGCACCACATTTCAAAAGAGATAGAACTACTATCCTACATGGCTTAAACACTTTTGTAAACGACATAGAAGTAATACCATTTTACATGGAGAAGTATGAGAAAGTAATGGACACTTTATTTGAACCACAAAACATTTATTCACTACAATAAAACAACAACTATGTTATCTACATTTCAACTATTATCAGAGCAAGACAAAAAGCTATTTATGGCTAAGATTTGCAATGAGATTAATTACAATCAAGCTTCTTATAATCTATTAAAGTTATTAGTTAGCTATTGGGATGAAAACCCAATCAATGATGTAACTTATTTTCCACAACAATTTAATAAACCTTTAAACAGACTACAAAATGGACAATCAAATAACTAAACCAACGTATGACATCGTAAACAAAGACTCGATGTTATCTCTTAGCAACGAACTTGCTAAACTAATCAAAGAAAAAAACCTTTCAACTACTATTCAAAGAAAGGAATATGTAAATGTTTCTGGATGGCAGTTTGCTGGTTCAGCACTTGGACTAATGCCAATCATTACAGAAATTACTGACTTGACTCGTAGAGGTGAGCAACCTGGTCAAGTAGAGTTTAAGTACTTAGCTAAGTGTGAAGTAAGGAAAATTACTACTGGTGAAGTGGTATCTACTGGAGTAGCATTATGTTCCTCTTTTGAAAGAACTAAAGCATCTTTTGATGAGTATGCAATCTTATCAATGGCACAAACAAGAGCAATAGGTAAGGCGTATCGTAACTTACTTGCTTGGTTAATGAACGCAGCTGGATTCGAAGCAACACCAGCAGAAGAAATGGACTTTGCAGTTCAAGAAACTCCTAAACAACCATCTAAACCAGTTGTAGAAGTAGTAGCTGAGATTTTAGAAGAAGGACCAAGTAAAGAAGAGTTAATGATGGAGATTGCTAAGTGCACTAAAGTTAAGCAATTAACTGATTTATATTATGGATATAAACAAGCATTTGATGCTGATGAAACATTAATGGCCGTATTGAAAGCTAAAAAACAAAATCTAACAACAAAATAAAATTATGCCTTCATTTCAAAAAGACTGGTGCACTGTTATAGAGCAAGATGGTATGCACTTTGTAATTACACCAAACGGAAGTAAAATACCAGCTGTAATAACAACAGTTACAACTGATTCGACTGGAACTAATCCACAATGCACACTAACAATTCATTGCAATATTGCAAAGGATTTAGAAGATGCAATTAATAAATATCAAAACAAATAAAATGAGCTTAGAATTATTACCAAAGATAGAATTAACGTCTATCGAACCATCAAAGTTTAACATTGAACTTTTAAAACAAACAATCGTGCATCACTTTAGAGAAACTGGAGAGAGTCCTTTAGAGATGCTTGTCAAGGCTGAGGCGTTAATTCAGCTTTTAGATGGCATTAGAGCCGAATTAAAGGAAGATGTAATTGGAATCTTAGACCACCATCCAAATGGAAAAGCAGATGTCTTAGGAGCAGAAGTTAGCCGATTTGAGTCTGGAGTTAAATACGCTTATGATGGAGACTACACTTGGCAAAAACTTAACCAAGAAGTTGAGTCAATAAAGTACAAATTAAAGGAAAGAGAGTCTTTACTTAAAACCATAAAAGAGCCATTGGTAGACCCAGAAACTGGAGAGATGATTTATCCAGCACCTAAATATTCAACAACCACATTTAAAATATCTTTAAAGAAATAATATGAACGCACCTACAATGACCAACGAACAATTCGCTTTATGGTATGCACCAGCTTATCCAGGCAAAGGAACTATTTTAGAAAAAGCCGAGATTATACTTGATTGGCTTGATAAAAAAAGTAAAAAGTCAGAGAAGCCTATTACGCCTAAAGCAAAGTAATATGAAAAAAACATTGATTTTTATTTATGAGATGACATACTTTATGTTAATTTCAGTGCCATTAGCTATTATGATTTACTTAGTAGCACATTTATATTACGAAACAAAACGAATTTTTAATGTCTTTAGAGTTAATGCCAAGAGGATTAGATAACAATATTAAAATTAAGATGGTATATGTTGATACAAAAGAAGAAGAGGTCTTTAAATCTATAGCAGCAGCTAATAGGAAAACCAATATCAACGCAAAGTCAATCAGAGATGCACTCAATCCTATCGCTAAAAAACGATTTGAATTTAATGGTAGGATTGTAGTGTTTCGTATAAAAAAATAATCTTATGAAACTACAAAAAAGAAAATTTGCTACACCTACAACATCAATACCTATATGGGGGTTACCATTTTGTTCATATTTAATTCAAAAATCATTAGGAATAATTAGTCAAGGTAGAGATTGGTATTGGTTTTTTTGTATTTCCTTAGCATTTTTAGTTTGGTTAACATTAAATTTTAAATTAACTAAAACAAAGTAATGTCTCAATTTTACACAACAATTATTCACCCAGTTAGAAAGCACTTTAAGCTATCTTGCAACGAATACTGCATATTAGATACGATTATGCGTATGCAGAACAATGAGAGCAACTGGTGCTATATGAGCAGAGAAACAATGGCAAAGGACCTTGATTTATCTAAACAATCTATTTTAAACATTATAAACAAGTTAGTAGACTTAGGATTACTAACGAAAAACGTAAGTACTAAACACCTTAGAGTTACTTCTATTTTTCAAGAGCACATAAACAATTACAAAAACTTTACCGATGGTAAAGAAAGTTTACTTGAAGAGTCAAAAAACTTTACCGAAAATGGTAAAAAAACTTTACCTAACAATAATACTAACAATAAGAATACATTTATAGTACCAAAACCAGAACAAGTTAGTGATTATGCTAAGGAATTAGGATTTACTTTAGATGGTAACCATTTTGTTGACCACTACGAAGCAAGAGGATGGTTAATAGGTAAGAATAAGATGAAAGATTGGAAAGCTGCAGTTAGAACTTGGAAACGAAACAGTAGTACTTTTACTACCAATACACAACAACCAACTAAAATATCACTTAAATAATGGATATTATAAATAGTAAAGATTTAATATTTAGTCATTTTAAAAATAGACTTAAAGAAAGATATGATATTGATATAACATACAAGCAATATATATCACTATGTTTTAATGAATCGTTATTTTCACACGTTTACTCTCATAATAAAAAGAAAAATGTTGTACTATTTAGATATAATGAACAATGGATTATTGGAGTAAGAGATAAAAAGGGTTATTTAATTACTTGTTTACCAATTCAAAAATTAAATAAAATTTTAACACAAAAAATATAATGGAAGCTATAATTCTACCACACAACAAGGACTTAGAAAAAACAATATTGGGTACGATATTAATGGATAAGAGAGTGCTTCCTTTAATAGTTGGACACCTAAAAACTGAGATATTCTACGATTTGGGACACCAAAAAATCTTCTCAGCCATTAAAAAGATGTACGATGATGGCGTTTATGTAGATATAACTACTCTTAATCAAAAATTAGTAGGTGATGAATCTTACAAAGAATTAGGAGGTGCTTACTACCTTACGAAGCTTACTGATAACATCACTGGTAATTACAATATCAATAGCCATGTTGAGATGCTAATTGAGCTGTATAAGAAGCGTGAAGCATTTATCCTATTTAAACAAACAGAAGTAGAGTGCTTAGATAACGATAGTCAATCTATAGATTTACTTTCTATGGTAAATAGTAAACTTATAGCTTTACAAGAGTTTGGTAATATCCATGAAAAAACCATTGATGATGTAATTTTATCACTGAATTACTCAAGAGATAAGGCACAAAATGGAGAATTGTTAGGTTTTAGCACTGGTTTTGAGGAACTAAACAACACCTTAGCTGGATGGTGCAAACCAGACTTTGTGGTTATAGCTGCAAGACCAGGAATGGGTAAGACAGCGTTCATGTTATCAACCATATATCACTTGTGTATCTTAAATAAGGTTCCTACGGCTGTTTTTAGCCTCGAAATGAGCTCCGAACAGCTTGTTGAAAGGTTAGAGTCAATTACGAGTATGATACCGTTAAAACGCCTTAGAATGAATTTAATGAATGATGAGGAAAGGAAGATACTCATGAAAACAGATGACAAGATTTTACTATCCCCCCTACATATTGAAGATACTGGCGGTATAAGTATCTCACAACTCCGAGCTAAAGCTACCATAATGAAGCAGAAGTACGGTATTAAGGCAGTTTTTATCGATTACTTACAGCTTATGAGTGGACAAGGCAAGTCAAACCAAAACAGAGAGCAAGAGGTTAGTACAATAAGCAGAAGCCTTAAAGCGTTAGCTAAGGAGTTGGAGTTACCTATTATCGCCTTATCTCAATTGTCTCGTAGAGTAGAAGAACGAGCTGATAAGATGCCACAATTATCAGACTTAAGAGAATCTGGGTCTATCGAACAAGACGCTGATGCTGTTATTATGCTAATGAGGCCTAACTACTATGAGATGACTAATCCAATAGAAATTGGAGGAACTGAATATGCTACAAGTGATTTAGTTATCTGTAAGGTTGAAAAGAACAGACATGGTACAACCAAAAATATACCACTTAGATTTTTACCAGAAACAATGACTTTTATTGATTATAAATAATGGGAAAGCATAATGGATATAGAAACAGACGTAAGTTTGAGATAGAGGAAGCACGTAATAATGATGGAACATATCAAGCTATTAAGTTATTTGCTAAGAACACTAAGATATGGGTGATTAGTGCAGATGGTGCTTTTAAGGATGGTTACTTTTGGATTGAGTATGAACGAGATGGACAACCTACAGTACTTGCTAACTATCTTGTTGAGTTCTATGCTATTAACTTTGATTTAAGGGATAGAATTTACTTTATAAGAGCAGAAATGCTAAGGCGTAAAGCTCGTAGATACTACAAAGTAAACGATGTAAAAGAGGAAAATGGAGTGAAATATGTCAAGTTCCCAACGAGTGAAATAATTAGGTTTGATTAAATATATTAATAATATATCTTAACTTTGACTTATGGAATCAAAAATAATATATAAATATTATGAAATTTTTGAAGATGGCACACTATTTAGCCATAAAACAAAAAGATATTTATCTCCTAACAAAGATAAATTAGGATATGTAGGATATAATATTTTTATTGACGGTAAAAATAAAAGATTTTATGGACATAGATTAGTTGCTATTAATTTTATTGATAATAAATTTAATTATAAAGAAGTTAATCATAAAGATTGTAATAGGTCAAATAATCATAAGTCAAATTTAGAATGGGTAAATAGAGTTCAAAATGTAAGATATTCTATTGATTTTGGTGGTAGAAAGAAAGGTGATGTAAAAAAGATTAAGATACATAGAAAAAGTAGTAAAATAATTTTAGACTTTGATACTGGTATATTTTATGAATCAACAAGATATGCAGCAGAAGCTAAAAATATTAATAGAAGTTCTTTAATTGGTAAATTAAGTGGTAATTTTAAAAATAATACATCACTTAAATACGTATAATATGGCAGCATACAAAACAGCTTCTGAATTAACAAAAATGATGTTAGATTATTTGCGTGAAAGAGGTAACGAAGTGTGGCGAAATAATAATCTTGCTGTGAAGGGAAGAACATTTATAGGTAAGAAAGGCGTTCCAGATATTATTGGCTATAGCAAAAAATATGGTCAGTTTATAGGATGCGAAATAAAAGCTATAGGTGACAAAGCTTCTCCAGAGCAGATGTCTTTTTTAATCAATTTAGCAATGTGTGGCGGTATAGGAATGTTATGCCAACAGTTAAGAGATGAACAAATCATTGTAAAAATATTTAATCAAGATGGCGAAAGCAAAGACTTCCAATTCACAGAAGGTGAACTTCGGAAAACGTAAAGAAGGTAAGGCAAAGAAATCTTATAACAAACACAGCCCAAAGCCTAAAGAGTATCGTGGTCAAGGGCGTTAAAAATTAAAATTATGGAAGAATTAGAATTAGAAAACAAATCAGAGAAGGCTCCTAAAGCTACTAAGAAAGCTAAAGAGTTTGTATCTAACGAGACAATCGAGCTTATTCAAGCTATCTTAGATGATGGTAGTGTTGAATTAAAGTGGAGAGAAGCACTTAAAGCTCAAGTAAAAAAATATAAAAAAGATGCAGAATAACGAACACTTTGATAGTGTCGTAAATGCTGTAATCAACAAGTACAAGGATAGGGCTAATACTGGGTTCGCTAAGTATAATACGACACTTGACAGAGAAGATTTAACTGAGATGGAATGGCTTAATCACTTGCAAGAAGAATTAATGGATGCAAGTCTTTACGTTCAGAAACTCAAGCAAATCATAGAAAAAAGAAAAAACAGTTTATAACAAATAAAACCAAAACAAAATGGCAAAATCGAAAGAGCTTTACATTGGTAAATGCCACACAATTACAACTTCATTTGGAACCTTTAGAAAAGTATCTTTAGGACCAACTGACTTTAAGAAACTATTAGAGTTCGCTGAAGAGAACAAAGGATGGGCTAACATCTTGATTAAGATGAAGAAGTCTCACAATGCTAACGAGTCTGATTTCTATGTAGAAATTGATACTTGGAAGCCATCTACAGCTGAAAAGCCTAAAACAGATTTACCTTTTTAATATTAAATTATGAGACAAATATTAGAAGCTTTAGTTGGTATGTTAGCATTAATGGCAATACTTTATGTTCCATTTGCTTTTTTAATTGCTGAACTTAATCCAATAGCATGGCACGTTACTTTTAGAGCATTATATGTACTATCTGTAACAGCTATCATTACTTTTGCTGTGAAGCAACAGTACAAGAAATAGGTTGTGTTTTTTGTAGATAAAATAGAAGGTACGGCTGGGGTTTCTACCCTGGCCTATTTTTTTTGCATAAAAAAACCTCCTTTTTTAAGGGAGGTCTTTACCAAAACCAAAACACACCTATGAGAGAGCAAGTTTAATTATGCTTGTTTGTGTTATCATAGAACTTAGTTAGTACAGTTCCGTATAAAATTGCTTGATAACGAGCAATAAAGTTGTCCATTGATTCGTTTACATAGAAGTAATCTTCATTAGCCATATAAACAAAACATCTGTCTGGATATTCATCATCTGCAGTTACACTTGCTACTTGATTTATATTGATATAAGCATCTGATTGTTCCGTATTATCTTGAAACTCATAGCTATCATCTTCATCTTCCGTAAGCTGTATAATGTGCATTAACATAAATCATCGTTTATTTACCAAGTATCGTAGTTCCTTTGCAATGACTTCAAGTTTTGCTTCTAACACTGTTTTCTCTTTCATCAACTTAGCTATCAATTCCAACTGTTCTGCGGTACTCATACAAATTTACGTTTTAATTATTTTAGAAATAAAAAGTGCATACCTTATTGATTATCAATATGATACACACTTAAAATATTTATAAACTACTACTTATCTGTCTTAGAAGAGAACTTTCCGCAAGTTTTACATCTATATTGGATTCTAACAAGACCAGTAGCTGTTACTGTTTTCTTTGCCCTTATAAGCTCATCTGAGCCACATTCTGGGCAGCTTCCTCTGTCCTCACCGAATATTACGCCATAATGAGATTTAGGCTCTATATGGTGCTGTAATGCCTTAAAGACTTCCTCTAACAATGATACGTCTTTTTTGCAATACTTAATCATCTTTTCCATGGCAATTTTATCCTTGTTTAAAAGAATATCTTTCCACAGATTAAATTCGGTTTTTATCTTCTGGCCTAAGCCTAAAAAGTCTGCTATGTAGTTGAGTCTGTTAGAGTTAAATCTAAACTTTGACCTTGCTACTTTTAAAGTATCGATAGTAGTGTACTTAGGGAACATTGGTATCTTATGAAATAAACACCTTGTTCTAATCCAAGCTAAGTCAAATTTATCACCATTATGACCTACTAATTCAGTAGCTGTGTCAGCCACTTCAATAAACTTTTCAAGCATTCTTTTGTCGCACTGCTTCGAATCCCAGTTTAGGGAAAACACCTCTTTATCTCCTTCCCACTTGTAACAAATACAGATAATAGCCCTTTCTTTGATAATGTTAGAATAATCAATATTCTTTTTAAATCCAGCTTCCCAGAATAATCCAATATTGGGAGAAGTTTCAATGTCAAAAAACAGACGTTTTCTGTGGGTTTTGTTGGTGCTCATTATGTTTGGTTTTGGTTAGACTATTTATAAGGTGCGTAGGCTGTTTTGCCATTCACCTTAAGTGCTCTCAACACTTGCTTTCGATTTGCCCCCTTATTATAAGAAACGTGAACCCAGTCTGGTTTATTGTTGTCACCAAACTCCCATATTAATTGGTCAAAATCTAAAGTGTCTTTTATAAAGTTAAAGATTTCTGTGTTAGTAGCTCCGCCCATACCATCTTGGTCTATATCTGCCGCTTTAGCCTCGCAATGTTGTGATTTCAAACTTCCACCGATGTAGTGGTTTAATGCCTTAGACCTATATCCAGAAGAAATGTTAATAGGACCAAACTTAACTCTGATTGGTTCTAATACTTTTTCACAAAGTACTTTAAGGTTTTCTAAGTGCTCTGGAGTAGGCTCATTAGATACTCCATGTCTTTTAGCTGATTCGCTACGAGTAAATTCTGCAAGTGCAAAGTGTTCTGATAATTTCATCTTATATCATTTTAGAAAAAAAGTAAACAATAAGAGTGCCCCACATAATGGCAGCACCAATCAATACTCTCTTTTCGTAATTAGTCATTTTTCTTAAATATTTTCTCTACTGATGTAAGGCCTAAACAACCAAACGCTAACAAAGCTACTGATTCTACGAGAATTGGACTTGGAGCTGTATGCTCATCACTAAATTGATTATGGTACATAGTTGCACAAAGTGCGATAACACATAATAATCCGCATAAACGCTTCATACTAAATTGACCATTTTCTTCTTGAAAAAATTGTTTCATATTAATGTAGTTGACTAAATTGTAAAACGATAATAAACATTAGCAACATTTTGCTAAGTGCGTGTATCTTATCTATTTTTTTTTGGTTTTCTTCCCAGTCTTGGTATAAAGATTTATTAACTGAGTACTTGTATTTCCAATTATAGAAGCTATCTTTTTCAATAGTTCTAACGCTGAGTAAAGAGTCATTCTTTTTAAGTTTAAATTGTAAATTGTTTATAGAATCATGATATGACCTATAAAGATTGTTTATAGTATCTGCTTGACCTATGGTAATAATCACCACAGAGTCTTGGCCTATCTTTTTAGTTTTTGGGTATTGCGAGAATATTAAAGTTGGTGCCAGTATCAACGCCAGCACTATCAAGCTTAATCTTAACTTCATTTAATTCTGTTTTTAGGGCGATAGTTTCTTCTTTTAATTCAGTAACCTTGTCAATGGTTTGCATTACTATGGCTTCTTTTGCCTTGTCAGCTTGAACTTGTACTTCTTTATTCTTGGAAAGTGTCTGATGAAACTCATTCATCAACTGCTGAAACTCTTTATCCTCTTGAGGGGCTATTTCTGGCTTGTCGGTTACCTTATGACCAACAACTAAAACACCAGATAATAATAAAGTTAATAAGGTCGCTTTCATTATTTAACTGATTTTTTTATTGCCCCCATAGCGTCTAAAGTCTCGAGTTTAGTCGTAGTAGATGATAGGGCTGTTTTACACTCTATTAATGCTTGAGTTTTTAGGCTATCCTTATACTCAAGATTGTTAATTCTGTTCTCTTGATTGTCTATTCTGCTGTTAAAATTGGCTCTTATGTCCACATATAAAGCAGAAATTCCTATGATAACAAGGAATAAAGTTCCCACAATGGGATTTTTAGCAAAGTCTTTAAAGCTAATCGGAAGAGGATTAGCACTCACATTTACATCTTTCTTAGGAGCCATTTTCTATTTTTTACCAAGTTTAAAATATACGCCAACTGAGTAGCCTATATTATAAGTTTTACTAATATTAAGATTAAGACCTATTAGAGCCTTATTTTTGGCATTTAGCATTAAACCAGGACTTAGTACTTCTAAGCCATTATTTTGGCTAAAATCGCCTCTTATGCCGTAAAAAAGCCTATACTTAGCTTTCTCTGCATAATACTCCTTAACATAGATGGTTTTCTCGGTAAATTTAGCTGTAAAGCCACGAGATTTGATACGGTTTTGGGTTATAGTATCATTAATCACAAAGATATTAGAATCTTGTTTAATAGTGTCTGAGTATGCCTTAACAGCCATGTAGTCTGTAAGCACATTCACAGTATCGTGAATTATGGTAGTGTCTGTAGCTATAATCACAAAAGGGATAGAATCCCCTTTTATGTACCGATTTTTGTACGTTTTTGTGTACAAGGTATCGTGTACCTCTTTAATCTTTTCGTAGTCTTTAGGATTAAACTCTTTTGGGTCGCTTATGCCATTAACTTGTCTATATGCCCAAACAGCCACAAAAGCTAAAAGTATAATCAGTAAGTAATCCTTAAGAGTTTTCATATTATGCTAAAGTATAATCTCCAGTTCCTTGCAAACTTACAGAATACGTAGCAACTCCTTCTACTGGTCCATCAACTGACACAGATTCAATATTGCAAGTGCCAGAAAACACCTTAGTTCCGATTGTAAAAGTCACAGAAATCTGAGTATTATTCTCTTGGTCTGTAAGCATATCAAAATAATCGTAGTTGTCTAAAGTAACAAGTCCTTCACAACTAATTGTAAAAGATTTGAAACCATAAGCATATTCTTTTCTAAATGAAGATGATTTATTTGTTACATCTATTTGTTCTGATGATACGTCTAATGTGCAAGATGTGGATGCTGCAAACACAGTTCCACTTTTAGCTAAAATTACGTCTGTTCCGTTAATTGCCATTTTATTATATTTTTATTTTTATACGAATGTGTAAGCCCCAGTTCCTTTAAGTGATACAGAATAAGTACCAGCACCTTCTGCTGGTGCATTTAAGTCTACAGAAGTTACATAAACTTCTGCATTAACAGTAACAGTTCCATCTAAATTAACTATTTGAAACTTAACTGTTAGTTTAGTACGAGCTATTTGAGCATCTAATAAGTCTTTATAGTCATAGTTATCTCTTGTAACAAAACCATCTGCTGTAATTTCAAACTCCATATTTGTTGGCAAATACTCCTTAAAGTTACCAGAAGCACCAGTTGTCACCTCTATTAAAGATGAACTTGTAGAAAATGAGCAAGTTGTAGATGCTCCAAAGACGTTACCAGCTGATACTGAATCTTTATAAAGAACCATATTGTTCCCAAGTGTAATAGGCATTTTTTATAATTTTATTGTTTCACGTTTAATAAATCAGATGTTGTAATTGTTATAGTTGTTCCGCTATAGTTTATTTTACATAATTTACATATTTGAGTTGCGTATTTAACATCCCATTGAATATCTTTTAATAGATAATTGTACGTATTTACGCCATCAAAGCTATAATTAAATTTACTGTTAATCCAGTACCCAATACTCTTAAATTCACCTTCAATAGTATATTGAGTCAAAAGTTCATCTATACCAATATCTTGGCCTACTAATGTAAATAACTTACTTGCACCAGTCGTTCCTCTTCCAAAGGCATCTGTTACCTTTAATAAGCTACTATCTAAAAATGCTCCTATAAAGTAATCTGTTGTAACTTGGTCTTTATCATTATAATTAGAGATGAATGATATTGTATCTCTGATATTAGGGTTTATAAAATATCCAAATTGTCTATTTGGCTCTATATTACTATCGAATTTTAAATCTTTTGATGCTATATAGTTTACACCATCAAAATTAAATGAGTCACTTGATACAGAATATTGCTGAATAATAAAATATTCTACAGTTTGTAGTGATGTTCCAGCACCATTAAAATAAGGATTGTAAATAGTCAAGTACATATCTCCATCTATAGGACATATTGAATAATCTGGCCATGTTCCAGAAACACTATTCCAATCTGGTAAAACATTAGGAGCTGGTGAAAATGTACCATCATCTTGTAAATAATATGTATTTGTTCCATCTTGAATTGTTACAGCATATTGTCCATAAGTATCTGGATTAAATACATCCTTCCATTCTACACTCAAATAATCCCCAGCCTTTACAGCAAAAGGATATTGACTTCTAATAAAATCTGAACCACCTCCAGGACTTGCATCATATGATGTAATAGTCAATCCTAATGGGACAAAACTTTGAAATGCAGTTACCCCATTATTAATAAAGCCATCTAAATTACCTCCAGTCCATGAGATAAATCTATTGTTTGGTAATCCTCTACTATTATCAATTACAGATTTATTGTATAAAGAGTATTTAGGTTTATTTACACTAACTAATAAAGAACTACTTATTTCTTTAAAATTATTATTAGCATCAATCTGTACAGAAGTGCTATTACTTACTGATTGTGTTGATTGATATGTACCAGCAATATTGTAAACATAATAACTAAGTGAAGTTTCTCTTGTAACAGCACCATAAGAAGTAAGAAACCATTTATCTTCTTTATAATAACACTCCCATCCAAATGTTCTACATAATCCTTCTAAAATATCATAATATGTATAATATTCTCCTGGTTGTTTAAGAAAGTAATTACTTCTTAAAAATAAGTTATCTACATTTCTGCTTGAAACACTTGCTGTTCTATAATATTCATTAATCCAAACATCTATAGTTTGGTCTGTTTTTGCTAATGCAGATACTATTAATTCTTTAATTGAATCAGTTTCTCTTGGACCGAATCCTACACCATTAACAGCATCATAAAAATATCTTGATTCTTTCATCTTTGATAAACCATCAATGAATACCAAGTTGTACGATTGTCTTTCTACTACGCTGAATTGAACAGACTCCACTGGAACAAAGAATCCTCTCCATACTGTTGTTGTCCAACTATAACTACCACTATAAGTTCCTTTCTCTAATGTCAACATGAAATCATTAGAATCAGAATTAAGAAACTCTAATATGTCGAAATTAGTAAACTTAATGATATTTACAGTGGCTCTTGTAGATATTATTGGATTGTAAGAATTACCATTAGAATTGACTGTTTCTATTGATATAGGACTACTTCCACAAATCATATTATAAGTAGTTCCACCATATCCATCTTTCCATATTCTCAATCTGTAAGCATCATATGTTCCAGTTGCTTGTTGAAAGACATCACTAAATATAAGTTCGTATTTTGGAGTTGTAAATGCCATTATTAGAATGTATTTTGGTTGTTTCTGTTAGCTTTATTCATTAAAATTAATAAATCATTACCACTTATTCTTGCCTCCAATGTTCCTACACCACCACCAATCATATCTTTTAATTTGTCTAAAGGAGCTACAACCTCTGGATTAGATGCTGCACCAGGATATTCACCCATTAAACCATAAGTAGGACCAGATACAATACCACCATTGGCAAACTTTTGAGTTTTATCTGCACTAAGCTTTGATTTTAGTAAAGTACCAGCGGCAATAGCAGCAATACCAGCCCCAATAGCAGCTAACGCTGTAGGTATGCTTGGCTTTTTAAGTAGGGTTAATGTCAATAATACTGGAACCGCATAAGCCACTAAGGCCTTACCAAGGTCTATTAATGACTCAGCCAATATCAATGCTAATCCTTTAAATACTTCAATATTTTCACCAGCTAATGCTTTCCCAATAGATTCTGCTAAAAAATTTACAGAATTAGCAACAAAATCAATAATAGTCTTATTAATACTATTCATAGTATCTGTCCAACTTATCTTGAAATCTCTAAGATTATCTTTTGAGCCTTCTATTGCACCATCAACTCTTACAATAGCATCATCTATTTTATCTAATTGTTCTGCTGTCCATCCTCCAATAGAAGCTAAATCATATAAACTATTTTTATATTGCTGAAGTATTTTAATTCTATCAGCAGAAGTAGCTTTACCAGAAGCGTTAGCAATTTTCATTGCTACATCTGATTGGATTTTTAAAGCATCTAAAGAGTTTTGTAATTGTCTATTGTCTGCAGCTTCTGCATCTTTAGCAATCTTCTCAGATGTCTTTCTTGCTTCCTCAATTTCTTTATTGTTATAATATTGAGCTATCTTATCCATTTCTGCTCTATAAGCAGCATAATATGTTGTTGAATCAGTATATCCAGCAGCCCTCATCTTTTCAAGGTTATCTGCTAATTCTAATCCAGCCTTATATTCTTTTTGACCTCTTTCATCTAATGTCTTAACAAAAGCATTTACTTCTGCATCATTAGCATCTTTTATAGCTTTTAATCTTTCTTTTGCAGCATTTTCTAAAGCAGCTAAACCTTCTTTATCTACACCAGGAATAACACCAGCTTTCTTGGCAGCTATACCAGCAGCTGTGTACATTTCTTCCATTATCTTAACATAAGCTGTTCTTGTTTTTTCTGCTAATGTTAATTGAGATTTTTTAGCTTTTTCTCCAACTTTTAATGCAGCTTGTGAACTTGCTATCATTGATTGAGCAAGTCCTCCAATATTAAATTTAGCACTAAAGAAAGCATCCCATCCATCTACAAATTCACCAGCAGATTTAGCTGATGTTTTTACTATATTTTCTGTTTCTTGAGCAACAAGTTTAGCTGCAGCAGTAGCCATAGCCAACTTATTCATGTAATCAACATAAGCTGGGCCTTGATTTATCAATGCTTGATTTACACCTTCTAAATCTTTTTGCTTACCTATTGTTTTACCTAAAGCATCATTATAATCATTAACTACTGATTGCTTATCAATATAACCTTCTTTAGCTAATCTTACTTTTTCAGTAAGAGATAAAACTTGCGTTTGAGCATCAACATAAGCTGAACCAGATTCTTTTACAACATTGTTATATAATTGTTGCTTTTTCTCTGCTTCTGTAGTAGTTATAAATAATGCCTTAATTTCTTTCTCGTAAGCTGTAATTAATGCAATTAATGCAGAAAATGCAAGATATGCTGGACCAGCAGCAGCTGCAATACTACCAAATAAAGCTGGTAAGTTGTTCTGAATACCTCTAAATCCATATGGCAAATCTTGTACAACTAATGCTAAACTTGTCCATTTCTTGTTAGATTCTTTTAAAGAACCTTGTCCGTTATTTAAAGATTGACTAAGTTTATCATAATTAGCCTTCATCTCAACAATTTTCTTGTCTGCTGGATTTAAACCATTGGCAACTAAACGAACCATCTCTTTTTCAAGAGCAGCCATGTGCCTTTCTGTATTTTTAGCAGTTTCACCAAATATCTTCGTAGAAGCTTCAATTCTTTTTATGGTCTCAGAAAACTTGTCTTCTGCGGTTATGACAATTTTAACACCTTCTTGATTAGCCATTATTAAACTGGTTTAATATTTTCATATTTTTTTAATACCTCTTGTAACTCTTCGTTACTCATAATCCTTACATTCTTCTTCCTACTTCTCTTGTCGCAATCTAACTCTAATAACTCAGTTGGTTTAACCTTCTTACCTTTTGGTAGTTGAATATTAATAAGCATAGTAGTTTGCCATCTTACTCTCACCCATTCTTGCTCCTCTTTATGTCTATAACCATACCAAACAAAATCTAAATCAGCCATGGTCATATCCCAAAACAAATGGGGAAGCACTTGGCACTCCCCCATTGTATATCTTTCTATGTCAATCCATTCTAATTTTTTTTTTCTTCACCAGCCGCTGTTGACGTAGAACCAGGTTGCTCTAATCCGCTACTCATGCTATCTGATAATGCAGCCATTATCTCTTGGAATTGTGGTCCAGCTATACCGCCCATATCATCTATCCAGTCACATACATCAATTTCTTTAAAATCTGGCGTTCTACCTTCTTTGTAAAAAGGATATTCAGCAGCAGACCTAACTAAATTAACGATAGCATCTAAAGCAGATTCACCGCTTAAAGCTGTTCCTATCTCTGTTGGGCCTATACCTTGTAATTGACAGAATCTCTTTAAAGACCATGTACAAAAACGTAACGGTATTACCTTACCATCAGAAAGTGATAGGTTAAATTGTCCTCTCATATATTTTGGTTTTTAGTTTATGCGTTGGTAGTCATCACTAATG